TATCTTATTATTACCCCCTGATGATTGGAGTTCTTGAATAGGCACTTTACCAGGATTCATATCGCCATCTTGTGTCATTGATCTACCAATAACAGAACCAGTTTGGAAATACATATTCAATGCTTCTTGTGGATTGTAATTTGTACCATTACCTAAATCCACTTCAGCAAGACCATCCGCATCTAAATATACACCGTCTGGTACAAGTCGGGAAAGAACTTGTTGTAATTTAAGATGCGTTATTTGAATCATATCAGCGAATGATGTCATTCTCCCTACTAATGATTCAGGCTTTCCTTTATATATTCTTGGAGCTACAATATTATAACTCATAGCTACTTTTGTAATATCCGATTTAGGCCTAGTCATATTAACAGCTTTTCGCCATTTTAATAACTTTTCTTGACCAACAATCTTAGCACCCTCATATAAACATTCAATTGATCTGTTTACTTTCTTAAATCTAGGATCACTTTCTTCAGGTGGATTAAATCCATCATTTTTCTTTAGAGCTTTTTGGTAACCACTACTACCTTCTTTTATTTTATAAACTTGATTTTCAAAAGTTTTATATTCAAAATGCAATACATATACATAATTACTATCAATACTACCAGATGTAGAAAATTTATTACGTAATTTCGTACTACCTGCCCCATAAGATTCTAATTTCTTTATATCTTCAGTGGTTAATTCTGGGAATTGTTTTTTTAATTCTCCAATAGTTAATTTTCTTACTTCACCTACGTAATATAAATCATCAAAATAAGGGGATTCAGTATATGAATAAACTAAATCAGAAGGATCTACATATTCTAATTTAATACCTTCAGCTGTATTAAAACTATTTTTTACACAAGATATACCTAAAACTGTAGTATCATAATCCAATCTTTTCTTAAGAAGTTCATATTTGTTTAAATCAAATACATTAGTTAATGCTTGTTCTTGAGCAATTTCTATACTTTGTTTATAGTTTAATTGCATATGCAATTCTAACTCTTCATCAGATTCAGGTAGGTTGTTTGGGTCATTCTTAAATGTGTTTAAACCTGTTTGTGCTTCTACGTTTTGTTTGAACTCAAATAAACGCATATCTTCTAAATACCCCTTAACATACTCGGTTCTTTCTGCTGAAGCTACACTATCTACAGAATAAGCTTTTAAATCATAACCTCTCTCTGCAATACCATTAACAACAATATCCACAAATTTAGGTATAATAGGAACTGGCTTCCAATCTAAATTAAGATAAGATAAATCACCATTAATTGATAATTCGTTTTTATATTTCTCTACACTTTGTTCCCCTCTTGCATATAGCCTTAATCTATGAAAATTATCTCTATTTGCAAAGTAACGTGTATCTGACCCATCTTTTTTAAACCATTCTGCTTCTATAGCGTTACCAATCTGCAAACCATATTGTTCGCTAGATTTCTCAGTATCGCTTGCAGCTTGACTTGGAAAAATGCCCTGTTTTATTACTTTAGCCATTTATTGTATGATTTTTGAAGAATTTCCTTTATTGTTGTATTTAGCAAAACTAAAATTAACTTTATCTTTTAATTCTATATGCGCGCGGGGCGCATATAAATTTTTATTACATGCCATAACCGCTAAGCCTGAGCTTATCGCAGCATCAAATTTTGTTCTTTTATTTATATCAAACTTAGCCCAATCATTTAATGTAATATTAAAATACATATCACCACAGTTATTGTCTTCTTTCATACCCACATAATTATTAATATAACTCTCTATAGCTGCGGCATGAGCTTGTCTAATATCTTCACTTGAATTTGGTATTCCACCTATTTCTTTTTCTGCAACAGATAATCTATTCCAGATCTTATCAGGTCTATTCATTGAATATCCCCTGTAACCTCTTCTTTTTAAATAATATAATAATCTTGGTTTGTTGTTTTCACATAATATTGGCATTCCATAAAATACTAAAGCCATTAATACATCTTCAAAAAATATCTCAGCAGTTTGAGGTCTAGCAATATATTCTAAAAAAAAATCTATTTGGCGGAGCATTCTCCATGCTAAACTTGGTTAATCCGTGTAGAGCCCCTTTAGATCCTTTGCCATCAGTTGTACCAGATATATCATAACTGTCACATCCAAATGCGCCGATATGCTCATTACCTGGATATTTACCTCCATTTTTTATTATTATTTTATTTTGTAAATTTCTACTTGGTACCCAAGTTATATTAAATTTACCATTTAAATTTGGTGTAAATTCTACTTGGGTATCTTTAATTCCATTTTTCCATGAAAAATTCCCAGTATTAATAACACTATCATATTTAGCCTCTTCATTATAATCAATTTGTTCATAAATTTTTACGAGGTTGAATATACTATTTTTAGTTTCATCTCTAAAAGCATGTTCCTCAGTTCTTGGAAATTGCCTATAAAATTCATTTAAAGCGTCCTGATCCCCTTTTAATCCTTCAACTTCATTTTCCCAATGTTCGATAACCCCGACATCAATAAGCTGGGCGTAATTATCTTCGACCGCTTTCTTCGGTGTATCGAATACAGGTAATCCATAAGAATCAATGAATCCTTCGAAGTTCCATTCCATAGGTATGAACAAACTATATAATCCTGAGCGAGTCTGGCCATTACGATTTCTTTTTGTAACATCTGAGTCATTATATAGTTTTTTAAAGTTTTCACCTCCTTTGTCCAATGAGTTACTTGTTGAACCCATCATACACTTACCAATAATTCTACTACCTAATCTTAATGTGGTTTTTGTTACCCTCCAGTTATTTAAAATATTTTCTGGTCTTTCCCATTTACCAGCTTCATCATGTACTAATAAAGCTAATTTTTCACCATCATAACTATTATCCCCTGTATTTTTCCAGTCAATAGTTGTGTCTAATCCTTCAAGATCCTCGGTTCTTTGCTTTGTAAGTATACTCTTCTTTGTTAGTTTACTTGCTGGTACACGGTATGCCAACTCTGTTTTTGGTCTATCCATACCATCTTGTATTGGTTTAAAGAAGAATGGGTAGTTAACAGATATTGGGACAACTTTATCGGTGAACATTTTTTTTGCATCCGAACCTGATTTTGAAAGTATTCCAAATCTAGAATCGGAAGAAATAGTAGCTTGTCCGACAGCCTCCGACGATGCCATGAACGAAAACCCAGACCGTCTATTTTTGAGGTAGCACATTCCATAACACCTCTTGTCTGCTTTACAAGCTTCCCAGAATATAAAAAATAATCTATTTGCTTCTCTAAAATCTGGTTTTCCAACATCAATTTTGGTCCACTGCAAATACATATAATGAGAACCAGTGATATAAATAGGGTTACCTTTGTTATAGAACCAATAACCGTCCTCACGTTTAGTAAATTCTTTGTCAATATACACATTCCATTTATTTTTGAAATCATCAGGCAAATCCCTCCAATCAAATATTGTTTTTAATTTCTGTAATTCTTTTGGATACTCTTGTACCTCCCATTTATTATTACCTTTAAAAACTTCTTTTGGTTGTTTGGGTAGTGCTATTTTTAAATTTTGTATATTGTAAATATCTCCAATCTGTCCAGTTTTACTAATTACAATAATATCGTGTTCCTTATTATAACCGTATTCCCACTTTTTTGCTTTATTAAGCCTTTTAATTGCATTAATTTTTACAGGCTCTATAACGCTATATAATGATTGTTTATACATTATTTGGATCTTCTTTCAGCAAAGCCTTTAAATGACTCTTGCTTTTCCTCTAGTGTTTTACCTTCAAGTAATGCTTTTTCAGCCTCAACTCTATTTAATATTTCAAAAGCATCAAATATTGCAAGTTTTTTAGTTGCGGCTGCATTTTTAAGTCTATCAGCTGATATATCATCTTCTGTTTCGACAATAGGCTCTTTGGCTACTTTGATAAGTTCTTCAACAGCCGCGTGCCCAGCTTGGATTATATTCTTTTTCGTTTCCTTGACGTTCATACTTAATAGATACTGAATTAGTTAATACTCTGTATAATCTTTCACCATCAACAATAAATTCATATTCACTGCTTGGTGTAAAACCAACTAAATCATTTTTTTTTATACCTTTAAGATTTTTGTCAACATATTTTATAATTCCTCTAAAAGGAATTTCTTTGTCGCTAGATAATATATTATTAGATATAATTGGTTTAATAAAACAATAATTATCTGGAGCGTGCCATTTATTATTATTTTTATACAAAAATATTTGCTCGGGTGTTACAAAATACATATTTTCTTTGTGAAAACTTCTAGTATTTTTTTCTTTACCATACTGATCATGCCATCTTCTAAAAACATTGTGATGTACAACCACTTCATCCCCCACTTGTATTTTTGTATTTTCTGACTTAGGTATTGCTGTCACTATCCCTATACGACTAACATACCGATGATCAGATATTTCTGTATTCAACAGTAATTCCTGACCATCAATATATTTTTTATTATCGTATCGTTCGCTTTTAGGTTTAACTATAAAGTCAAATAAGCTTTGCATTAATATTCTAAGTTATATTCAACGGCTATAGCCATATTTTTATTAAAATCTTTCCACGGTAATACTTCTTTTCCTTTTTTAATATAAATAGAAAATTTATCAGATTCCTCTACAATATCACATATCTTATGGCCACCATAAACTTCTTGACCGACAGCGTAATGCATGGCATCATTTTTATAATCCCTACCTATACTAATTTTTCTTACCAGTGACATGATTTTACTTCCCTTCTTTCAATACCTCAGGTTCTACAGCTGCCCCTTCCTCTTCTGGAATAGGTTCATAAGTTCCGTCTTGAATATTTATTTGTACTTTTCCGTACTTTGCTTCTAATTTACTTTGTAGCTTAGATAAGTCTTGTTGCACCTCTATGGTTGCAATCTTAATGTGGTGTTTTTGTAGTTCTAAATTACCAATCTGCGTAGCAGCTTGATTAATTTTACCTACAAATCCCTGTAACTCTTCTAATTGTTCTTTGGTAATCTTTTTTTCTTGGTTTTCCATAATCTAATTTTTTGATTTAATTTAATTGTTTGGTTATAATTTATTATTACTTGTTTTACTTAATTTCTAACTATTTAGTTTATTCTTCAGGTGGATTCTGCCATGTAAAGTATAAATCTTCTTTTACAGGAGTGATTTGAAGCTTAATGTTGTCTTCAATAGACTTAGCCATCGCTGCTACATCTAACGCATCTTCAAGCCATCCTATTACCACTGCTTCAAAAGCTTCAGTGTTTGCATATTCTGTAAAAGATTCTCCTTTTACATAAGTAAAACTTTGAGCACCGATTTGTGATGCTGAATAAGTTTTTCCTCCAGATTCTTCAGAACCTAAGTAAGTCCAGTGGACTGTATAAATCACATTTTTTTCACCTTCGGCTTCAATATGTGCATTCATTTGGTTAATTCCCCATTTATAAGTTATTGCCATTTTTATTATTTTTAATTATTTATTTGTG